ATGCTATAGATAAACCACCTATTCTTGATACCGCTGGGAATATAACTAATTTAACGAAAATGTCAGCTGGTGATGTTGATGTACCAGCAGATAGAATAGATGTTACTAAATGGTTTGATATTGTTAACGATTATATTGCAGATGAAGATGTAGAGTTAGCAGCAACCTATTTAAATACTGTTCAAACTTATTTGCAAAGTTATCAATCTGAATTATCTGGTGACCAATCACAATACCAATGGTATGAGTCGCAGTATGTAAAAGTAAATCAACTATTAGCATCTTTTTTACAACCTTATTTAGGTGGAGGAGAGTAACATGAAATTACAAAAAATGGTAGATATGGTAAAGAAACATCATCCTGAATTAGGAGCTGTAGAAATTATTGAAATGTTAAACCAAGCATCTGATGAACTATGTTCAAGAACTTTAATATTAGATGAAGCTACTCAGTTTAATACTGAAGCAGGTAAAAGATATTATGGATTAAAAGATTCTATTTTGGAAATTAAATCAGTTGATTTAGCTGATAGCGATGGTAATGCAAGAACAATTAAACGTCTAATAGGTAGACCAAAATATAGGGATTTAGTATGAGCAATAACTATTCAAGATTATACAATCAATCAATTACACAAAATGTTTGGTGGATAGAAAGAGATTCTATTGGAATAGCTTTTTACGACCCTATGGCAAGTGAAGTTGATAAATTTAAAAGTTTAACTGAAGTATTACAGGTAACATTATATTACCACAAGAAAGCGTTGCATTTTGGTGTTACCTTGGATAGTGATGGACTTGAAGTAAGTACTATGGAAACTACAGGTTTAATGTCAGAAGACAGTGAACTACCTACTCAGTTTCATCAATATTTAGTAGATAAAGCAATTCAGTTAGGTTATGAACAAAAACCAGAAGCAATACAACTTGCTACATATTTTGAAAGAAAATTTGAAAAAGGCGTAAAAGAAGGTAAAACATTTGCTAATAGAAATCGCATCACGGGAATGCGACAAGTTAAACAAAATAGTTATTAGCTATGGCAAATACTTGGAGACCAGGTGAATTTGGATTATCATCTTTCGATTTTCATAATATATCGTTTGATGCTCTTATTCAACACTTTAATGATGACGTAAATGGAAACTATGCAGACAACCCACTACCTACAGACCCAACTTATGGTGATGTACCACTACCTACAGATGGTAGCTATACAAACCTTGATACAGTTGTATTTAGTATGTCTAATGTTCCCTTACCAAGTGACCCAACTTACGGTGATGTTAGTGACCCAGCTAAACCAATATATGACAACCTTATAAAGAATACATAGGAGAAAAAATGGGTGGAACTTTAACTAGTCCAAATAAAATTAAAGATGTATATACTAAATTAGTGTTCTATGAAAACGGAACATTTAAATTTGATAATGGTACAGCTAATGTAAATATTACAGAGGCTACTGGGTTTAACTCAGATATAACTTTAGCTGGTAATTACGACTATTTAACTTCTACTGGTTCTACTATAACATTACATCAAATAGATTTAACTACAGATGTAACAGGAACATTACCAATAACCAAAGGTGGTACTGGTGCAACAAGTGCAAGTGCAGCTAGAGGTACATTAGGTGTAGACCCAGCAGGAACTGATAACTCTACTAACGTAACATTAGCTGGTAAAGATTACATAATAGCTAGTGGAACAAACAATCAAACATTAACACTTGGTACTGTAGATATATCCGATGACACAAATTTAGTGGGGGGAACTGGCATTACACTTACTGGTGATACTTTATCAACAGAAGATAGTGAAATAAATCACAATAATTTAAATAACTATGATAGTGATAAACACGTAGCACATAGTTTTGTAACTTTAACAGCAGGAGCAGGACTAACTGCAGATAGTGGTGGAAACATTGCTGCAAGTAGAAGTTTCGATATAGGAGCTGGTACTGGTATTACTGTAAATGCAAATGACGTTGCTGTAAATACAAGTGTTATTGCAACAAAGAATTATGTTGATAGTCAAGTAGCAGCGGTAAATTCTTTAGATGAAATGACCGATGTAAATATATCTAATGTTCAAAATGGAAATTTAATAAAATACGATACAACTTCGTCTAAATGGGTAAATTCAAATGAAATTGATGGAGGTCAATTTGTTTAACAAGGAGAAAAAATGGGTAATACATTAAAAATAAAAAGAAATCAAACATACAATCAACAACTTAAACCATCTTCATTGGCTTATGGTGAATTAGCATATTATAATTTTGGTAGAGAATTGTTTATAGGACACAATTCAAATGGAAGTACTATAGAAACTACGCATTTACCGTTATTAACTGACCTAAGCGTTGGAACTAGTTCTAGTAGTTCTAGTAGTAACGTAGACCTTATTTTAGCAGATACGGGTTCAGGTGTAACAGATAATAGTCACACTATTAGATTAGCTTCTAATCTAACTGGTGTTAGTAGTATATATAATTCAGCATTAAACGTTGGTAGTACAAGTACTACTAGTATAGATTTTTCAGATTCAAATAAAATACATCAAAAAGCTAATAGCAAAGTAGTATCTACAGCTAATGGAACAGATTTTACTTTATGGGATAACATTGAATTAATATTTGCTCCAGCTTCTGAAGGTACTACTTTAAATACCTGGTCAGAAATTGTAGAAACTAATACTGGTGCTAATGCTAATGTAGCAGAAAAAGGTACCTTATCTATAAGAAGTGGTAAGGCTGCAGCTTCTACAAAATATGCAGAAATTAGAATGACAAACATACCTAGTACTGCCACGGGAAATTCAGTTATTGAAATAAATCCTCCCCATGGTGCTACAGGTCAAGATGTAGACTTTACTGTATATGACGAAAATAAAAATCCTCAGATTGATGTTGTAGCAGATACTTCTGCTCCTATGACTTCTATTAGAAATTTAACAATACCTTCAACTGGTAGTATTGACATTAATACTAGTTTAAATATTGACGATATTGAAGTAGATACTCTTTCATCTGACAATGGAACTACTGTTATGACACTTCAATCATCTAATGTTACTTTTAATCAAGAAGCACGCATTCAAGATAGTATGAAAATTTATGATGGCAGTTCTATTTTATTTGAGGGAGCTAGTGGCTCGTTTACAGACAGTATTATTAAGTCTAAAGCTAGTGGTTCTCTTACAATTAACAATTCTGTAGCAGGAGATACTGAAAGTGTAAATAATTTAGAACTAAAAAATAGTATTTCTAATGGAGATATTTTATTTAGAGTAAATACAGGTTCAATACAAACAGCTATGACTATTGATGGTGCTACTAAAAAAGTTACTATTGCGGGAGATTTAGAAGTAGAAGGTACTACTACAACTATAGATTCTGATAACTTAACAGTCAAAGATAAAAATATTACTATAGCTCAAGGAGCATCTAGTAATACTCAATGGACTGGAGCAGGAATAACAGTGGCTGGAGCTAATAAATCTATGACTTACGCTGACGATGGAAGTACTTCTAATTGGGCGTTTGACGATGACATGATTGTTACTGGAAGTATGGAAGTAACTGCAGGTTTTGTTGATACTACTTTTGACGGTGGAATTTTTTAGGAATTAAATGGCAAATAAACTTAAAGTAAAAAGAGGTACTAACCTTTCTAATATAACTACAGCTCCAGAAGCTGGTGAGTTAATCTATAAAAGCGATACTAATAAATTATATGTTGGTGATGGTTCTACTGCAGCTAATGCTTTAACAGCTATAGGTGGTACTGGTACAGTAGATACTAGCGGTAGTCCCATAGCTCAAGAATACGCTAGATTTACAGATAATAATACAATAGAAGGTAGAAGTGCAGCTGGTGTAAGAACTGATTTAGGTCTTAATATTGGTACTAATGTTCAAGCTTATGATACTTTATTACAAAATATAGCAGACTTTCCTACAAGCAGTTCTAGTAATGACGGGAAAGTAGTTACATATCAAGATTTGGATGGTACGTTAGTATTGTCAACACCATCAGTTGGTACAATCACAGGTGTTACTGGAATGACTGATAACAACGTGCTAACTGCAAGTGGTAGTACTACTATTAGTGGTGAATCAGAATTAACATATAATGGTGCAGGACTATTACAAATTAATAGAAGTGGTAGTAATGCCATATTGCAGTTAAGAAGTGATACTAATAATACAAGAATACATTTTAAAGAGGGCAGTAGTGTAAAATGGAATGTTGGTTATGATGCAGCCAATAACAAATTTAGTTTTTATGACGACGCAACAGTATTTGCCATCGAAGATGGTGCAGGTGCTAATACTTTAATAGTAGATAGTAATTCACGAGTCGGCATAGGAACTGCATCACCTGTAAATAAAGTTCACATTCTAGGAGATGCTAATAATGCTGCTTTAAGAGTGCAAAGAGGTGATAATACTGGGCAAAATTTATATTTTAGAGGCTATCAGATGTATAATGCTGGTAATCATCTTTTGGTAAGTGCTGCTGATACTAAAGAATTAAGATTTGGACACATAAGTTCTACAGCACAGCTTGTATTAGATTCATCAGGAAATATAAGTACTGGTGTATGGCAAGGTACAGCTATAGGACTAGCTTACGGGGGTACTGGTGCTACAAGTGCAACTGGTGCAAGAAGTAATTTAGGATTAGGTACTGGTGCTACTTTGAATACTGCCGCAGTATCAGATGGTGCTACAACTTTAGCTACTGGTAATGCTATTTATGACCACGTAACTAGTAGAATTAGTGGATTAGCAACTACTGCAAGTTTAGGTGACTTGGCATTTGTAGATGATATTCCTGCTAGTAAAGTAGTATCTGGTACTATCCCTTCTGCAAGATTAGACGCAGACACAGCACATTTATCAGGAACTCAAACATTTAGTGGTGCTAAAACATTTAGTACAGATATTGTTTCTAATGGTGTAGAAGTAGGTACGGCTTATGGTTCAGATAATCAATATTTAGGTATTAAGCGTTCTGGGGCAGGGGCTAATGACTATTTAATAATGCAAGGTTCAGGAGGCGATGCTGGTTCTACATATATAGGAGCTGGTTCAGGAAAGAATGTAAACATTAGACCTAACGCTAATAGCACTACAAATCAATTAGTAGTTAGTAATTCAGGTTCTACTATTGGTGGAAATACTGTATGGCACGCTGGTAATGACGGAAGTGGAAGTACATTAGATGCAGACTTATTAGACGGATTACACGGAAGTTCATATTGGACTAAAGGTGGTAGTTGGGTAGGAGATTTAGCAAGCAATGGATATACAAGAATACAAGGTGTATCTAATGGCGGCGGAGAATTTGTATTAGCATTAAAAAATGGACAATTAAATACACTAGTTGATGGTAGTTATTTTGCTTATGAAGGAAATACTGCTGCTGGTGGAGGATTTTGGAGTAGTTACAATTCTGCTTATGGAAATGCAAGTGGATTTAAAGCATCTGCAACTGATAAAATTAGAGTACAACAATTAGATGGCGGTACAGCAGATTTAGAAGTTACTGGTAATATAAAACTTACAAACGAAAAAGGTTTATTGTGGGATTATACTCCTGGTATATCATTAGGTGGATATATAGCACATCCTGGCGGAGGTATGTTTAGAAATAGTTCAGGTACTAATACTGGAGCATTGACAATTACATTACCATCGGGTGGCGGTCCAGCAGATATGGTATCTTTTTGGGTAGACATATTTGATTATACTTCTTATAAAAGTCAATCATTTTATATAGCTGGTTATGTATATCAAACAGCAGGTAGCAATGAGTGGATAAATGAGACTGCTATGATGTTAACCCCTAGAGAAAATCACGCAAGAACTGTAAGATTTGGACACGATGGTACAAATCATGTTGTATACATTGGAGAACTTACAGACACTTGGAGCTATCCACAAGTTACTGTACGTAATGTACAAGTAGGATACGTTTCTGATGTAGACACTTATAACGATAATTGGGATATATCTTTTGAAGCTAGTGCGTTTCAAAATGTAGATGCAACATTTTCTGGTGCTGATACATTACCTACAGCTGGTAAAATTAAAATGAAAGATGGTGCAGGTAAGTTTGTTCATAATACTACTTCTTCTAGAGATAAAATTAGAGTTTGGAATAGTAGTAATTATGCAATAGGTATGGAACATAGTAATAATTATGGTGGCTTAGCAAATCAATATGCTATGACATTTAATATGGACAATACAGCTAATAGAGGTTTTTTATGGGTTAAAGATGCACATAGTAAATCGCAAGGGGCTATGTCTTTAACTACTGATGGTAAGTTAACAGTAGCACATAGTATGAGGCTTGGATATGGAGAATCGGACACCACTACACCAGGCACAACAAAATTAGAAATTGGTGGAGCACCTGATGGAAGAACAATTACCTTTGACCAAAGTGGTAGAATTAATGGATTAGGTAGTTATTTCTCATCTAATGCTACTGATAGTCAATTATGGTTTCATGTATCCGATGGTGGAACTAATGGCGATACAAATATTGCTATGAGAGTTTATGCAGATGGAAGATTGAAATTACGAAATACTGATGGTATAGACTTGCAAGTAGCTAAAGCAACAAGAATGGGATATTCTGCATCTTATAAAGCATTGGTAATAGGTGAAACAAGTGGAACTTATACTACCGCCTTTGGTTATGACCCTAGCACAAATGCAAGTGCAAGTTTTACTGGTGATGGTAGAGAATTGATATTTAGAAATGGTGCTGAATTTACAACACCTAATGCTGCTAACAATGGTTTTCATAATGATATATTAGTATTAAAAGATGGAAATGTCGGTATAGGAAGTGCGACTCCTGGTGCTAAGTTCACAGTATTAAAAGATGGTACACAAGCATCAAGTGTTAGCACAACTTATCAAATACAAACAGTATCTAATTCAAATGGTGGTATTGCTATACAAGCTGGTGCAAGTTCACATGCTTATTTAGTATTTGGAGATAATGGAGATTATGATGCAGGTAGAATTGGCTATGAAAATGCTAATCATAATTTAAAGTTTTTTACTAACAATGCAGAAAAAATGAGAATTACAAGTGCAGGTAATGTCGGTATAGGAGAAATTTCTATTGATGCCAACTTGCACATTACAGGAAGTCCTTGTGTCATTAAGCAAGAAAGAGCAGGTGTTTATGCTATGCGAATGGGAATACCAAGTAATAGTACTAATTGGGTGTTAGCACATACTGATAATCTGCAGTCATCTGTTGCTATGAGTATCAATGGGAGTAGAGATATATATATACCTGAAAGTGTTGGTATTGGTGTAGCAGCGAATGGAACAGCAGGAAGATTAGATTGTAGTAATGATGTTGTTGCTTTTGCTTCATCTGACAAAAGATTGAAAGAAAACATTAAACCATTGGATAATGCACTTGATAAGATTAATAAAATTAATGGTGTAGAATTTGATTGGAAAAAACTTACAGAAAAAGAAAAAGAAACTATTCATGGGAACAAAGGACATGATGTAGGTGTAATAGCACAGGAAATAGAAGAAGTCCTACCTGAAGTAGTTACTACAAGAGATAATGGATATAAAGCAGTTAAATATGAAAAGATTGTACCTCTACTTATAGAGGCAATAAAAGAACAACAAGTTCAAATAAATGAACTTAAAACTAAAATAGGAGAGCAAAATGGCTAAAGTAATAGCAGAAAAAGCAGTATCAGAAATACCAGTTTCTGGAAAACAAGTTGAAATCAAACACACTAGAGTAATGCAAAATGCGTCAGGTAACAATGTTACAGTAGTAGACTATACTGATGTATTACCAGTTGATGATGCAATTTCAAATGCAGAATCACAATTAGCAACAGCTGAAGCATTAGTAGTTGAATTAGAAGCAGACATTGTAGCATACAAAGCAATAAGAGACGCTGAGTAATAAATGACTTTACCAGCATCAGGACAAATAAGTATAGATGATATTTATACAGAATGTGGTGAAGAGAATCCAATTAATGGTTCTTTAAAAGACATATCAGATGGGTCCGTTGTAACTATTAATACAGCAAGTCCTTCTTATCCAGATGGAAATGCTCCTTACAATATTAGTAAGTGGTATGGTTACAATCACAATGCTACATCCTCAAGTTGGGGTGGTAGTTGGAATGCTGGTAATTGGAGTATAGAAAGAAATCCAGGGACTACTTCTTATTTAAATAGAAGTATTACCTTTAGTGGTATGACTACAGACCCTATTGATGTTTACTATAGTTTAAATAGTGGAACAGTAAGAGGTGGATTGTCTGTAGCAGTATCTACATCTTCATTTCCAAGTAATAGTGCTACGTTTACAACAGTAAATAGTAGTACAGGTAATTTTGGTACAACCTTTAATATTAATGGAAGTGGAACGCTGTATTGTAGATTTAAGTATGTACAGCATAGTAGTTTAAATGAAACAAGTAACAGAAATATTTTAGTGAAAGCTGATGGAGAAAATTCACCAGCATTTACACTATCATTTTTCGGATTTTAAAATAGGGGGATAAAGTGGCAGAGCTGAGTAAAGACAGTAAATTTACATTGAGTTTAGAGACTGCAGTTAGTATAGGAGTTACAATATTTATGGTAGTAGGATTATGGTTTAATTTGCAAGCCGATATAGAAGAAGCTAAAAAATTACCTGAACCTCCTGTAAGTAGAACAGAGTATGATTTAAAAGACCAAATGATACGTAATAGTATTATGAATACAGAAGACAAAGTAGAGAAGCTTGAAGAAAAAGTAGATTCTGTTAAAGAAGATACAAAGATGATTAACGAGACTCTATTAAACATGAATAACAAGTAGGTGAGAAATGGTAAAATATATACAATCGTTAGTATTGGTGCTTGGGTTATTTACCTCGTCACTATACTCGCAATCTGTTTCTTTGGATAGTTTTACAGATGTGCAACTATTAAATGTACAAAATTGTGCAGTAGTACAGGTAAATGCATCTTGGAACTATCAAAATAGAGTGCGTACAGAACAACTATCTCAACTATGTTATGTAGCTGAAATAGACATTGAAAACAAAAACATTGGTGCTACTATAGCAAAAGAATGGAACATTACAATAGTACCAACTATTATAGTATTAAAAGAAGGTAAGGAAGTTAAAAGATTTGAACCTGGTATTAGTATGAGTTTTGATGAAAGAACTATTATAGAAAGTATTAGGAAAGAAGTTAAATAGGAGGCATTATGCCAAAAGGTAAAGGAACATACGGTAGTAAAAGAGGAAGACCACCTAAAAAAGGTAAGAAAAAAACTACTAGGAAAAAGAAATAAACTAGGTTAAATTACATACCATGCGTGGAGTTGGACAACAAGTTAGAAGAACTAATGGCAAAAAAAAGACTCGTCAAGGTATGTCAAATAACACCAAGTTCGGTAATAAATTAAGTAAAAAATATTATAAAAAACGCAACAGAGGACAAGGGTAATGGCTAAAGTTAGTTGGATGTGGGGAGGCAAACGTTATAGTGGCACTCTTATAAGAGAAACTAAAACACATAAGTTTGCTAGAACACATAACGGTAAGATTAAAAAGATTGTTAAGAAAGGCAAAAAGTAATGGCTAGAGATTCAAGATTAGTAAGGGCTGGAGTAAGTGGCTATAATAAACCTAAAAGAACTCCTGGGCATAAAACTAAATCACACGTAGTTGTAGCTAAGTCAGGTTCACAAATAAAAACAATACGATTTGGACAACAAGGTGTTAGTACAGCAGGTAAACCTAAAGCAGGTGAATCTAATAAACAAAAAATGCGTAGAAAAAGTTTTAAAGCAAGGCACGGTAAGAATATAGCTAAAGGTAAAATGTCAGCTGCTTATTGGGCAAATAAAGTAAAATGGTAAATCTTTTCAATAACAAAACAGGAGACCAGTAAAATGGCAAAAGAAGCAAAAGTAGACTTAAAACAAGAAGCTATAGATAAAATGGAAACTATGGTTGAACAACATAATGAACTTGTTAAGGAGTTAGAGAGTGCTAATGGTAGATTAGCAGAAGTTAAACAAATGATTATTGAACACCAAGGATATATGAGAGGCCTTGATACGTGTGAAGAATCATGCGAACCAGGAGAAAAATAATGGGACCTATATTAGGAAAGTTACTTGCAAAGTTAGGTACTGAAAAAGTACTTAAAGCTATTGTACTACATTTAGGAGAACACTTAGTTGCTAAGTCTTCAAATAAATTAGATGACAAGCTATTTGCAGAAATTAAAAAAGCACTTAAATAAGAATTAATAATAGGAGGTTTCGTTGAAACTTAAAAAACGTGGAATTGTAATACCTGACCAGCACTATCCTTTAGAGAATAGAGCTGCAGTTGAATGTGTTAAAAAAGCAATACTAAAAGTAAAACCTACAGTCTTTGTTAATTTAGGAGATGTAGGAGAGTGGGAATCTTGTTCTGCTTGGAGATATAAAGACAAGAAGTTACCACCACTAGAGTTTCAACTACCTATTGTAGATGAAGACATTAGATTAGTAAATGAAGGATTAGATGAATGGGATGAAGTACTTGAAGAAATCGGATGTAAAGAAAAGTATTTACTTCAAGGCAATCACGATATCTGGTTGGATAATTTTGCTAATAAGTATCCTTATCTTGATAACTACAAGTTTTTTGAAGCGTGTAGGATTAAAGAAAGAGGATACAAATACACAGAATACAACTTACCAATCCAAGTAGGTAAGTTAGTATTCTTTCATGGTGCGTTTGCAACAACATACCATGCTAAAAAACATTTAGAGACATATGGTGAAAATGTAATGTATGGACACGTACACGACATACAACGACATACTATGACAAAGCTTAATAGTAACATTGGTGCTTGGTCTATGGGGTGTTTAAAAGATATGTCTCACGAAAGTAATAAGTGGCTCAAAGGTAGGTTACATAACTGGGGTCACGCATTTGCTATTGTTGATTGGTTTGACAATGGTGAGTTTAAAGTAGAGACAGTAGAAATAATAGACGGCAAAACAAGCGTATGGGGTGAAATAATTGACGGTAACAAGTAACTCTATCGGGGGAAAGTCTAAAGGCGTTTCTACAAATAGTAGTAGAAGACTATATAACAAAAAGAAAAAGAGAAAAAAGAATGCCAAAAAAACTAATAAACGTAAGTAATTTTAGTGGTGGATTAAATAAGAATACTAACTCTCGTGATATGATTGCAGATGAATATCAAGTGATGTTAAATCTTAATAACGAAATACCAGGTAAACTTACTATGTATGGCTCTCCAGTAGTTGATGCTAAAAATGTAGCTAATGCTACAGCTATTACTTCTATAAACCATGGTAATGGCTTATTTCATTTTAATTTAGATAGAGATATTAGTACTCCTACGGTTGTTAGTAATACAGAGTATTTAGCTATAAATGATATTGCTAATAAAAAGGTAAGAGTTATAGACTATACAGATAGTACTAACTCTGACGCAACTAATCCTTCTACAGATATTTCTACAGACATTGTATACGCTACGACTGGTTCTCACGAAGTCTTAATGTATATGGCTGATGGAGGTTTACGTGTTGTTCCAAAACCAAGTGCTGATAATAGTATTTATCCAAGTATATTATATTACCAAGACCAAACTTTTAACTTTGGAGATTTAGACCTCGACTTCCTTGCTCAAGAATTTAGTACTTTTAAAGTACATAAATTACATATTTGTAGTATTACTGTCAGTATAGGTGCTAGTTATGCTACAAGAGATAATAATTTAGACCCTGATAGATTGTATAGACAAAATATTGTATTTAAACCTACATATGGTTCAGAGTTTTTTGTAGATAATGTTATGATAAAAACGAATATAGTAGAACAAAACGCAACTAACGATGCAGCAAATGGTAATACATACAATTTTGGAAGAGACCAAATGGATTCTTTATTTAATTCTATTCCAGGAAATGTTTATCAATATTCATCTCCTATTAATGTTGATGGTAGAGTTGGAGCAATGACAATGGTGTCTTACTTTAGTAATCGTAGCGATGCAGGATTTAATGAAGATTCTAATATTACTGTTTATAAAGATTCAGATAATAAACGTTACGGTTTGTGGGTTGCTCCTATGTATGAAAAAAATACATATGAAGCACCTGCTTATTTTATGAATACTATTCCACAACCTAACACATCGGTTACAACTGAAGTAAAAAGAAAGCTTTTTTTTGGATTATATGGTAGACCTCCAGCTGCTTCACGTATATCTGGATATAAAATATACTGGGGATTAATTACTAATTATCAGGAGTCTGTTAGTCCTCAAATATATGATGAAGGTTCAGTTAGTGCTAAATATTGTTTTGCTGAAGTAGATTTTACTAGAGGTATACGATATGCAGGAGAAGATACTTACTCAGCTTTTACAGAAGATTTAAGCAAGACAACTACAGTTGGGTCATCAGAGCACAAGTTTTATAATTGGTGTTTTCCTGTAGATGCTTACGATACTAGTGCAGACCACTTTAAAGGACAAGCATTTTCAGATTTATTAACCGTAGAACCTTATATACATAAAACACCTTCGTTAATTGGACCTGATGGTACTGGATTTAAAACGGTAACTATTGCTAATAGAAAAGCATACATTGGTAATGTAAAGTATTATGATAAAGAAGGAAACTTAATAGAAAAAAATGATAGAATATTAAAGTCTTTACCTAATCAATTTGATTATTTTGAAGAAGATAATTTTATTGATGTAGAAGTAGAAGATGGTGATGACATTATTAAGTTAGCATCTTTAGGTCAACGATTGTTAGAATTTAAAAAACGTGTACTATATATTATAAATGTATCAAGAAATATTGAATACCTAGAAGGAACTTACGCTTTTAAAGGTTGTGAAAAAGATTATCATGTATATGAAGGTGAAGGATTTATAGCTTGGATTAATCCTAATGGTGTATTT